CTACACCATCCAGCCGCCTGCCCAAACCACGCGACCGATAATGCGCAGCTCTGACAGTCGATCCTTGGGAACAGTCATCGGCTGATACTCACGGTTATGACTGATGATCAGCACTGAGCCATCGAACTGGCGTTGCAGTCGCTTGGCGTAGAGGTGCTCATCGAGCAGCACCACATAGACACCCTCACCCTCTAGGGTGTTGCGGCCCTGGTCGATCATGACGGTATCGCCGTCTTCCAGTAGGCCTGTCATCGAGTCGCCATCCACGCGCAAGCACGCCAGGTCGGCTTGGTTCAGCCCCTTCTTCCTCAGGCTGTAGCGAGTGAACGCCAGTTGCACCAGCACCTGTGCGCGCTCATTCCAGGCGCCGCTACCGGCACTGCAACGCGCGTCGTAAAGCGGAATGTGTGCATAGGCTTCGTCCAGCTCAGCCGGCGCAGTAGCGGCCGGCGAGCCGCAATACATGCTCCCGCTCCCAGTTGCGACCCAGTCCAGGGACACACCTTTTGCCGCAGCCAAGCGGGCCAGAGAGTCGAAAGCGGGCATCCCTTCCTCAGCGAGCCAGCGCTGGAGCGTGGAAAGCGCAACGCCAGCGGTCTGGGCTGCCTGCTTCCTGGATGGATACAGGTCTGCCACCGCCTCGATGCGGGTTCCGATTCCCGTATTCGGGAACGGAACCGAATTTGCGCCTTGTTCCTTTTGTTCCGAATCTTCGTAAGTCATTGATATTTAATGCCTTAGCCCGTTTTTGGGATGCAAAGTCTCGTATTGAGGAATCGGAACTATCCGAATACGGGTTGACTATTCCCGTATTCGGGTTATGTTTATGCCCAAGGACAGGTTAGACGTCCCGAAAAAGCCACCTTTCGGTGGCCGCAATAACAGGACAAGGGCATGAACATTTCCGAAATTCCAAGCGAACCCACCCTCCGCTGGGAGTGGATCAAGTTTCAGCTGAGGGCCAGGGGGTCATCCCTGGCCAAACTCGCCGAAGACTTGGCCGTCACTCCCCAAGCCGTGAAGAACGCCAAGCGCCAACCCTATCCCCGTGTCGAGCGAGCAATCGCCAGCGCGCTGAGCCTGGAGACCTTCGAACTCTGGCCCGAACGCTGGAATGCCGACGGCGTGCCGCATCGGCAAAGGCCGAAGCGAGCAGAAGTTATGGGATCGCAAGCTCGAAAGCATAACCCAGCTTATGACCTTGGGCACCGTAAAACAGGGACGGATAACTAAACATGCGTCACGGTAAAGACACCCGCACCCTCGACCTGTTCGAGATACCGCAGCCGGTTCTGGCCGTACCGGGTCAAGGCAACTACTCCATGCAGGTCAGTGAACTGGTGGGCGAAATGCTCAAAGCCAGTGATCTGGACCGCTACGAAATTGCCGCACGCATGTCGCGTCTTTCGGGCGATGACGTCAGCAAGGCCATGCTCGACGCTTGGTCTTCCCCGGCTCGGGTCGATCACAACTTGCCTCTCTATCGTGCAGCGCTGCTGGAGGAAGTCTGCGCCAGCCACGTCCTGACCAACTGGCTAGTCAGCCTGCGCGGTGGACGTGTTGCTTATGGACGTGACGCGCTGCTCGCAGAGTTGGGGCGTCTGGAGCGCATCCGCGAGGAAGCGGCCCGGCAGTCCCGCGAACTCAAGCGCCGGATGGGAGAGTGACCATGAGTCAGTGGTTCACGCCCCAGGAGCTTGCGGGGATGGCAGGAATGCCGGGCACCGAGCGTGGCGTACGCAAGCTGGCTGATCGCTCGGGCTGGGAAGGCCAGCGCCGCCTTGGCTCCAAGGCAATCGAGTACTCGTTTGCAGTTCTCCCCGCCGAGACCCAAGCCGCCCTGGTGGCGCGCCTGGTCCAGCAGGAGCAGCCGGCCCAGTGGCCAGCCCCGAGCGCCCCGCACACCCTGATTGCGCCTCAGCGTGACGGTGTTTCCGTGTCACGGCTGACCGACGATCAACGCGAGGTGATGGCTGCGCGGGTGTCGATCATTCGTGAGATTGAGCGCATGAGCCAGATGGTCAGCCAGCAGCGGGCCATCCTGACGCTGGTGGACCTGGCGCGCGACGGCAAGCTCAACCATTACCTGGCCAAGCAGGTCGAGCGGGCCAACGACCGCAAGAACGCCGACCGCACCCTCAGCGAGCGCACCCTCAAACGCTGGCTGGCGGACTTCCGCAAGGATGGCGAAATTGCCCTGGCGCCCGCCCGCCGCAAGCCCGACATGACGCTGCCGGTGTGGGCCCCGACCTTCCTCAAGCACTACCAGCGCCCGCAGAAGCCCAGCGTCGAGGCGGCCTATGCTGCCTTCAAAGTCGACTATCCGGGCTGCCCCAGCATTCACGCCGTGCGGCGGATGCTGGCCAAGATGCCGCCGCAGGTGCGTGAGCAAGGCCGGATCGGCGCACGTGAAATCAAGTCGCTGAAAGCCTTCAATCGGCGCACGGCCGACATGCTCTGGCCCAATGACGTCTGGATCGCGGACGGCCACACATTCGACGCCGAGGTGCTTAACCCGCTCACCGGCCAGGTCTTCCGGCCTGAAATCACCATGGTTATCGACTGGGGCACCCGGCGCATCGTCGGCTTCTCCGTCAACCTGGCCGAGTCGACCCTCGCGACGCTCGACACCCTGCGCGACGGCGTGAGCCGGGTAGGCATGTACAAAGTGCTGTACGTGGACAACGGCAGCGGCTTCGACAACGCCGTCGTCTATGAGGTCAACGACCGCCTGGGCGGCACCATCACCCACTCGCTGCCGTACAACTCCCAGGGCCGTGGCGTGATTGAACGCCCCCATAAAACCATCTTGGTCCGCCTGGCCAAAGAGTTCGACAGCTACATCGGCGCCGACATGGACAAGGAAGCGGCGACCCGTGTTCACCGCCAGTCTCGCCGGCAGCTCGCCCAGGGATTGCAGCCGAAGCACATCCCCACCTTTGACGACTTCTTTGCCGCCTTGCAGCAGGCGCTGGACACCTACAACCACGCCCCGCATCGGGGGCTCCCCAAGGTGCGCGACCTCGAAAGCGGGAAGATGCGCCATCAAAGCCCGATGGAGTCCTGGAAGTCGGCGCAGGCCGACGGCTGGGAGGCCCTGAAGGCCGATGCCGCCGTGGTTGAAAGCCTGGTACGCCCGCAGGTGGTACGCACCACCAACCGCGCAGAGGTGCGCCTCTTCAGCAGCGTGTATTTCCTGCGCGAGCTGGAGCCCCTGCACGGCCAGGAGGTCCGTGTTGCCTATGACTTCCGCGACGCCAGCCGCGTATGGGTCCACACCCTGGACGGCGAACTGATCGGCGAGGCGCAGCGCGATGGCAACGCCAGCCCCGCAATGCCGCAGAGCCTCATAGACCGCGCTACCGCGAAGCGCGAGCAGGGCCAACTGGCACGACTGGTCAAGAAGGCCAAGACCGTGACCGGCCACGACGTCGAGCTGCACGTCGTGCCAAAGGCCGCGCCAGTTGCCGCTATTCCCGCCGAGCAGTTGGCCGAGGCCCGCCGGCTCGCCGCTGCCCCGGCCGACGCCTTCCAGGTGCCCGGCGACTCAATGTCCCGTTACCGCCTGTGGAAGCGGCTCGACGCCCGCGTCGCGTCCGGCGAGCTGCTGGACGACGAGGCCAGCCGCTGGCACCGCGCCTACCCCGACACCCCCGAATACCTCGACATCCTCGACATGTACGAATTCACGGCCGCCTCAACGGCCCACGCTTGACCAGGAGTAACGCACGATGACTACCAAAATCGCCCCCCTTACCAACGTCGGCCTGCTCACCAGCGCCATCAACCGCGCCATGCTGCGCCCCGCTGGTCTGCCTGGCCTGGTCGTCATGTACGGCCCCACCGGCTACGGCAAGAGCATCGCCGCCTCGTTTGCCGCCAACCGCCACCGCGCCTACTACGTCGAATGCCGCGAGGCCTGGACGAAAAAGGCCTTCCTGCTGGGCGTCCTGCGCGAGATGGCCATCACCCCGGCCCGCACCCTGTCGGAGATGGTCGACCAGATCGCCGAGCAGCTCAGCCGCAGCGGCCGCCCGCTGATCGTGGATGACGTCCAGTACCTGGTGGACAAGGCCGCCGCGAACATCCTCACCGACCTCTACAACGCCAGCCAGGGCACCATCGTCCTGATCGGCGAGGAACGTGTCCCCGCCAGCCTGGCCCGCCTGGAGCGCCTGCACAACCGGGTCCTGGAATGGGTGCCGGCCCAGCCCGCCGCATTGGAGGACCTGCGCGAGCTGGCCGAAACCACCTATCCCAACCTCACCCTGGCCGACGACCTACTGGATGACCTCAACCGCCAGGTGCGCGGGTGCCTGCGCCGGGCGGTCGTGAACCTGTACCAGGTCCACACCCAGGCGCAGGCCGCAGGCGTCACCACCATGGACCTGGCGGCCTGGGGCAAGCGCGGCTGGTTCACTGGCGAGGCTCCGGCCCGGAGGATCGCCTGATGCGTACCGGTAAGCGCCCCGTCCACCTGTCCATGGCCGGCGGCCTGCTGCCCCGGCAGCACATGTGGCAAGCCATCCGCACCCTGGCCCGCAGCGACGTAGCACTCACCACCTACAACGTATCCCGTCGCAGCGGCCAGGATGACGAGGCGGTGCGCGACTACCTGCGGGCACTGTGCAAAGCCGGCATCGTCGGCCAGGTGCGCGCCATGGGCCGCGATGCCCTGTGGGAGCTGCTCCAGGATGAAGGTGCCGAAGCGCCGCGCGTGAACCGTCGCGGCGAGCGCCAGCCCCCCGAGGCCGTCGAATGCATTTGGCGTGCGCTGCGCATCCTGGGCGAGCTGAGTGCGGCCGAGGCAGCAGCACAGGCCCAGGTGGGCGGTGCCGCCATCACCGAAGGGGCGGCCCGCGTGTACCTCCAGGGCCTGGCTCTGGCCGGCTACGTCACCCGCGAGGGCGGCACCCCAGGCAACCCCGCGCGCTATCGGCTGATGCCTGGCCGCAATACCGGCCCGCTGCACCCCATCTACCAGCGCAGCACCTATGCGCAGGTCTACGACCCGAACCTCGACCAGGTGGTGTGGGCCAAGGGCGAACGGGCTGATGAAGCTGAGCTGGCCGGGTTGCGCCTTGAGAAGGCAGCTCTCGACAAGCAACTGGCCGAGTTGCGCGAGGCCATCCGCCCAATCAAGGCACTGGCCGGCAACGCCGTCGCCCAATTCCACCCCGACGACTGCGAGCGGGCCAAGGGTATCGAAGCGCTCGCACACCTTAACAAGCTGTTGCTGGAGGTGGGGGCATGACCCGTACCGCCCACGTCGACCTGTCCGCCTGGGGCGAGGTGCCCCCGCAGTGGATCGCGCTGCTCGCCCGCGAGGTGGAGCGCAGCACCCGCAGCCGCGTGGCCGAGCGTGTCGGCATCAGCCGCACGGCGGTGACCCTGGCCCTGCAGAACCGCTACCCGTCCCCCAGCACGGCGCGCATCGAGCGCCGCGTCCTG